TTGTTATTTAACCAGAATGTTCCGCCTACGGATGGGAACCTAGTTCATCCCATACCGCTCGCTCAAGCGCTATTTGCCGACCAAGCATGGAACGACGTGGAGGAGGCCGCGCGCGCGCCGCTACCCCCCGGTCATCCGCGCAGCTGGGCGATCCTGGTCCGCGGCACACTGCTGGAGGACGAGGCCTATCGCCTTGGATCCCCGACCGATCGCTCGACAGAGTCACGGGCGGAGCCCCGGTCGTGACCGGACGTCGGACGTCACCGGAGATTGAGGCGCTGGTGGCGCTGCTTGAGGAAGCCGGCGCAACGCTGCTCTCCTTGCCGCCCTCCGGCTATTCGACCGCGCTTCGCAGCGGCGCGCTTCCCTTCGTCCGCGAAGCGGGCGATGCCTATGGCTGGGACAATGGACCACTTCGGCCGCCGGTGCCCTCCGCGGCACGCATCAGCCGGATGGACGCGACCTTCGCCAAGATCCTGCTGATCCCCGAGGATCGGCTGCTGCTACGCCGCGTCGTGGGATGCCGGGCGCTGGTGCATCCGCTTACCGGCCGCCATCTGTACGCCTGGCGGCGGCTAGCCGAGATGTTGGGATCCGATCATAAGGCCGTGCAGCGCTGGCACATGGCGGGAATCGACCTTATCCTGCTCGCTCTACGTGCCAGGGCCGTGACCCTCTCTGCCACAAACCAGCAAGGCAAGTTATACAGCCTCACCGCGGCGGGCTTGCCGCCCTAGCTAAGGACCAGGTTACAGCGTGACGATAGAGACGCGGATACTTTGCCTCGCGGACCGGCTTTCCGTGGCAACCGGCCTGGGCACCCGCGCCCTCGAAGCCGACAGTCTGATCGACGCGGCACTCTCCCGCACCCCTGACGTCTCATTCGGGGCGGACGCGGACAGCAACCGCGTCCGAGAGTCCCTGGGCAGGCTCTGTGATGCACTCGACCGGGAAGCCGGTCTCTCGCTGGTCGGGCGTATAGCGGCGCGCTGGGATGCCCTGCGATGTCTCGGCAACCTGCTCCGCTTGCGGGAGGAGGAGCGGCGAAGACCGGAGATCGCCGCAGTTGCGATCGACCAGCCGCTCATCATCACCGGCCTGCCACGCAGCGGCACGACCTTCCTCCACCGCCTGCTGGATTGCGACACCGCAAATCTCAGCCCAAGCTGTTGGCAGGTGATGGCGCCCTACCCGCCCCGCCGCGGCGCCGATCGCCGCGTCCGGGCGACCGAACGCCAGCTACAAAGCTTCGCGCGGATGGCGCCCGATTTCCGCAGCGTGCATCCGCTTTCGGCCAGCATGCCGCAGGAATGCACCGAGATCACCGCCCAGGTGTTCCAGTCGCTGCGCTACGACACCACCTTCCGCATTCCATCATATCTCGCCTGGCTCGATGCCGAGGGGCACCGCGACGCCTATCGTTTCCACAAGCGCTTCCTGCAGCATTTGCAGTTCCAGCGCGGCAAGGCGGCCGGTGAGACGCGCTGGGTGCTAAAATGCCCCGACCATGTTTTCGCGCTCGATGCCGTCCGCGCGGTCTATCCCGACGCGCGGATCGTTTTCGTCCATCGCGACCCCCCAAAGGTGCTGGCTTCGGTGGCGCGGTTGACCGAGATCCTGCGAGGCCCCTTTGCCCGCGTGATCAGCCGCGAGGAAATCGGCCATCAGGTCGCGGCACGCTGGGAACAGGGTGCGCGCGCCATGATCGCCGCGGCGCCAGCCGGCCGTAACGGCGGCGACGGCATCTTTCATGTGCAGTACAAGGATTTCGCGCGCGAACCTTTGGGGACCATCAAGGATCTATATAGCTATTTCGACATGCCTCTGGACGAGCACGCCTCGTCAAGGATGGCGGCTGAGGTCGCTGACCGCCCGCGAGGTGGCTACGGCGCGAACATCTACAATTTGCGCGACCATGGGTTGGAGCTGACACAAGAACGCGCCCGGTTCCTGGACTACACGGCCCATTTCGATATCGCGGCTGAGGCGCAGGCGTCCTAGTCTTTACGATTGGGTAACATTTTCCTTGACGGGCGCCCCATATTTCGGTATAGAAATAAGTATGATGGTGGTTTGCGCGGCACGGTGAGTTGAACCGGGCGCCGAGGCAGCGGCATCTAATCGCATTCTCTAATTCCATTCTCGCAGTGACGTGCGGCGCAGATTCTTTGCCGCACGCCGCTGCGTATTTATTCCCAACCATCCAGTCTTACAGGGTGGCAGCTTCGCGGCGCCCGGTAGCCAACGCCGGGAGGTCAGCACGCTGCATGGCGGTGGTTCCCAGTCTGCTCGAATGGGCAGAGATCGCGCTTGAGGCCTATGGGCAAAAGCCCGCCGACCATCACCGACTTTTGCTGGCGAAGCTGGATGCCGCGAGTCGCGGTGAGATCGAGCGACTGATGGTGTTGATGCCGCCGGGATCGGCGAAATCGACCTACGCCTCGGTTTTGTTTCCGGCATGGTGGTTCGCCGCGCATCCGCGTTCCGCGATGATCGCCACTTCGCATACGGAAAGCCTCGCCAGCCATTTCGGGCGGCGGACGCGGCAGCTGATACAGGCGCACGCGGGCACACTGGGCTATAAACTGGAGCCCGACGAACGAGCGGCGCATCGCTGGCGCACCTCGCGCGGGGGCGAGTATTTCGCGACGGGTATGCGCGGACCGATCGCCGGACGCCGCGCCGACCTGGCAATCATCGACGATCCGGTGAAGTCCTTTGCGGAGGCGGATTCGCCGACCGCGCGGGAGCATGCATGGCAATGGTATCGCGCCGATCTGGTGCCTCGCCTCAAGCCGCGCGGCCGCATCATTCTGGTGATGACGCGCTGGCATCAGGACGATCTGGGCGGCCGGATCCTCGACACCGAGAAGAACTGGACGGTGGTGCGGCTTCCCGCCTTGGCCGAAGCAGAGGACCCGCTGGGTCGCCAGCCGGGTGATGCGCTCTGGCCGGAATGGGAAGATGCAGCGGCGATCGAGCGCAAACGCCTGGTCGTCGGCGACCGCACCTTCTCCGCGCTCTACCAGCAGGACCCCAAGCCGCAGAGCGGCGGCCTGTTTCTGGTCGATCGCATCCCGACCCTCGAACACGCGGCGGAAGACTCTGTCGCGGCAGTGCGCGCCTGGGACCTTGCCGCGGCGATCCCTGGGCCGGGACGCGATCCGGATTGGACCGTTGGACTGCGGCTGGAGCGTGATGCGGAGGGCAACCTTCTCGTGACCGACGTGCAGCGCCTGCGCGGTTCGCCGGGGGAGGTAGAGGCGGTGATCTTGGCGAGTGCGCGCGAGGATGGCGCGGAGGTGCTGATTTCCCTGCCGCAAGATCCAGGCCAGGCGGGGCGTGCGCAGGTCGCTTATCTGACGCGGCGCCTAGCTGGTTTTCGTGTGACGGCGACGCCGGAAACAGGCTCGAAGATCACCCGTGCGTCGCCCGTTGCCGCCCAGGTTGAGGCCGGCAATCTGCGTCTGCTGCGCGGGCGCTGGAACCTGCCGTTCCTCGATGAGCTACGGGACTTCCCGCATGGCAACAAGGACGACCAGGTCGATGCGCTGTCTCGCGCCTTCATGACGCTGCTGCCGCCGGATGCGCCGACGCGACGCCTGCATATTCCCCATCTCGGGCGCTAACCACTCTTCCCATCCGCGAGGCCGCTCATGTTCGATACGATTCGCGCGCTCATTCCGCGCGACCCGGACTATCCGCCGCGCGTCGCCACGCTCGACCTCCTGCGGCGGACCTTGAACGGCACGCTGTACGACGTGCTGCCCTATCAGTTTCATGAGGAGCGCTCGGCGAGCGGCGAGTATATCCCGCTGCGCGACCGCCGCCCTTCCGTGCGTTATGCCCTGCCGCGCATCGTGGTGGAGGATAGTGTCGCCCTGCTGTTCAGCGAGGGGCACTTCCCGGCGATCGATTCGCCCGATGCCGATATTCGCGGCTTCTTCGCGGATCTGGTGCAGGAGACTGGGCTTAACGAGATCATGATCGATGCGGCGATCCGTGGCTCGATCGGATCGGTGGCGTTGCTGCTGCGCATATTGAAGGGCCGCGTCTTCGTCTCCGTGCTCGACAGCATTTTCCTCACGCCAGTCTGGCAAACGGAAGCCCCCGATACTCTTGCTTCCGTCACCGAGCGCTACAAGGTGCAGGGCGCCGTGCTGGCGGCACAGGGCTATGCGATCGAGGATCCTGGCGCCGACTATTGGTTCATGCGCCGCTGGGATGCGGAGGCCGAGACGTGGTTCCAGCCCTGGCCCGTCAGTTGGCCGGCGGAACTCGCACCTGAGATCGATGCGGCGCGCACGTTGAGCCATGATCTCGGCTTCGTTCCGCTCGTCTGGATACGCAACCTGCCCGGCGGGACGGGCTTAGGTGGCGGCGAGATCGATGGGGCCGCGACGTTCCGCGCCGCCATCGAGACCGGCATCGAAATCGACTACCAGCTATCGCAAGCAGGTCGCGGGCTGAAATACAGCTCCGACCCGACACTGCTCATCAAGGAGCCGGCGACACCCGATCGCGAGATCATCAAAGGTGCCGGCAATGCCTTGGTCGTCAGCAAGGATGGCGACGCACGGCTGCTGGAGATCGGCGGCACGGCGGCGAATGCGGTCATCGATTATGTTCGCGCGCTGCGGGAATTTGCGCTGGAAAGCGTACACGGCAATCGCGCGAGCGCAGACCGTATTGCCGCCGCACAGTCAGGCCGCGCGCTCGAACTCATGAACCAAGGGCTTATCTGGCTCGCCGACAATCTCCGCATCTCCTATGGCGAGAGCGGGCTTCTGCCTCTGGCACGGATGATCGCGCGGGCGACGGAACGCTACACCATCACGGTGATGGGGCGTGCCGCGCCGCCAATCAGCGAAGGTAGCCGGCTCTCGCTGCGGTGGCGGCCCTGGTATCCGTCCTCGCCCGCCGACCGTTTGGCCGAAGCGCAGACCCTGCAGACGCTCTGCGCGGCCGGGCTGATCAGCCGGGAGACGGCGACCCGTTCGCTGGCCGACACCTACGGCATCGCGGATGTCGCCGCCGAACTTTCCAGCATCGCAAAGGACACACAGACCTCATGACGACGGCTGACGGCACATTTCCGGCCACCGAGACGCCGGCCGGCGAGACCATGGAGGCGTTGCGGATGCGCGCGGCGCAGCTTGAGCAACAGGTACGCTCGCTCGGCGAACAGTCGCGGGCCAATCTCATTCGCGCCGAGCTGAAGGCCGAGGCGCTGCGCGCCGGCATGGTCGATCTCGATGGGCTCAAGCTCATCGATCCGGCAGAGCTTTCCTGGACGGAGGGCGGCGAGGTCGAAGGGGCCGCGGCGCTCATTCAACGTTTCCGGCGGGCGAAGCCTTGGCTGTTTGCTTCCGGTTCCAGCGCCATCGCCGCCGCGCCACCGCCTTCCCAGCCGCCGCGTCAGAAGGCGGCCTTAGAGATGAGCCACGACGAATATCGCATCGCCCGCGCTGCCCTGCTGCGACGCCTCTAAGCGCGACGCGCCTTCTCACACCAGCCACGCACGAGGATCCTCATGGGCATCCAGAACTTCCCAACCGCTTTGCAACCGATCATCCAGCAAGGGTTCCTGGAGCGCGAGTTCCAGCAAGCCCTGCGATCCCGCCTCGGTTACCGAGCCGTGGCCGATCGAGAGGAAATCGCTGTCGGCATCGGTGAGACGCTGACCAAGACGCGCGCCGGGCTTAAGCCAAGCGTGACGACGCCGCTGGCGCCCGCACTCAACACCAATCTCGACAATGGGCTGACGCCGACCGGCTGGGGCGTTGAGCAATATACGCTGACGCTCAACTTCTACGCCGCGACCGCTGATCTCAACATGGTGACGAGCCGCGTTGGTATCGCGAGCCAGTTCCTGCAGAACGCCTATACCAATGGCGAGCAGGCGGCACGCAGCCTGGATGAGCTGGCGCGCAACGCCCTGTTCCAGGCGTATTTCGGCGGCAATACCCGGGTGGCGACAGCACTGGGCAGCGCCGGTCCGACGATCGCGGTGGATGATGTCCGCGGTTTCCAGAGCGTCTTCGTCAACGGCATCCAGGTGCCGGTTTCCTCCGCTAATCCGCTCACTGTCGCGGTGGGCGCGGGTATCTACACACTCAACGGCGTGGCGCTGGACTCGCCGAGTGTTTCGACCGCGCCCAATGGTCTTTCGGGATCACTGACATTCAGCAGCAATGTCTCGCTCGGCGACGGCGCGCTCGGCAGTACCGTGCAGGCCGCTACTGCGAGCGCCATTCTGCGGCCAGCCGGGCGGGGCAATACCTCGCTGCTGCAAGCGAATGACAGTCTCAGCATGGCCAATCTGCTCGATGCGGTGGCGACTTTGCGAAAGAATGCGGTGCCGGAGATCGATGGGGTTTACAATTGCTACCTCGATCCCGTCTCCGCGCGGCAGCTTTTCGCCGATCCGGACTTCAAGACATTGTTCACCGGCGCGACCTCCGCCAATACCGTGTTCCAAGAAGGCGCTGTGCGAGACTTCCTCGGCCTGCGCTTCATTCCAACGACCGAGACTTTCGTGCAGCCGCATCCGCTGGTGGCGGGTCTCACCGTGCGGCGCCCAATCGTCTGCGGCCAGGGCGCGCTGATCGAGGGCGACTTCGCGGGCATCGATGCCGATGACGTGGCGCCGAGGGATTCGATTGTCACCATCGTCGATGGCGTCGCCATGGTGACGCGGGAACCGATTGACCGGCTGCAGCAGATCATCGCACAAAGCTGGTACTGGATTGGCGGTTTCTGCGCGCCTTCGGACACCACAACCACGCCGCTGACCGTGCCGACCGCGACGAATGCGAGCTTCAAGCGCGCCGTCATGGTCGAGCATGTGGGGTAGCGCGCCATGGCGAGCGGCAGCGTCTCCCCGTTCAACCCTGAGGCCACGGTCTCCATCGCGGCAACCACGACCAGCGCCACGGCGGCGATCCCCGGCACCGGCCCGACGCTTCTCGTCTACAACGCGAGCGCCGCGATCGGCTTTCTGCGCTTAGGCACCGGCACGCTCACGGCGCTGGCGACGGATCTGCCGGTGCCCTCGGGCGCGCAAATGTTGTTGAGCGTGAGCCCCACGGTAACGGCGGCGGCGGTGATCCTGAGTTCCGGCAGCGGCACAATCTATGTGTCGCGCGGTACCGGCTCCGCGCTTTGACCTAAGCCAAAGTTAGGAAACCGATGAGCTTCACCGACGCGCAGCGCACGGATATCCGGCGTTTCTGCGGCTATCCGGCCTATGGCGCCGGGGCCAGCGGTTTCCAGGGCTGGCGGTTCTTCCAGGCCTATGGGCTCCTCGAATATCGGCTTAGCAATCTGGCACCGGCGGAGGAGTCGGTCGTGCTGCAGTATCTCGCGACGCTCACGGGGCTCGAGCAGGCTGTACCGGGAGCGGGACAGAACCTCGACACTGACCAGGCGGCGGTCTGGACACATAATCGCAGTGAGGTCGCCGACCGCACCTCACTATTCGATCTTTGGCGCCGCCGCCTGGCCGCTTTCCTCGGTGTGCCGCCAGGACCCGCCTTCGCCGATCCCGGCATCGTGCTGGTGGTGTGATGGAGAGCTATCGGCTGCAGGACGCCGTCTCGCGCGGGCTGGGTCGCGCCGCGCTGCGGCTAGGCGAGAGCTATGATGCGTATCGGCCAGCGGATCCCTTCGCGCCGATCACGCCACGCAGCTTTTTCCTTCGGCTGGACGTGGCATTTCATGGCGAGGACCAAACCTGGAACCGCAGTGCGCGTTATGGCGTGCCGGTATGGTTCGGCGTCTATGACAGCGCCTATACGCAGGTGGGCGATTATCTCGTGGGGCCGCTCGGCACTTTCTTCATTGCCGCTCAGCCGCCGCTCCTCCCGCCGGTTTGCGTGCAGACCAATCGGGTATTGAGCGTGGTCCGGCCGAGTGGCGCGCCGAGCGCCGGCTTGAATCCTTATGGCGGCGTGACGGCGGGAAGCGAGACCGTGTTGCTGCGCGACTGGCCGGCAAGCGTGTTGGCCGGCGGCGCGGGACGCGGGGTAGGTGAATTGCCGGGAGAAACGGCCGCGGGGCGCTGGGTCGTGCTGCTGCCCGCCCTCCGTGGTGACCGGAATGTTGTTTTGCGCCCACACGACATCCTGACAGACGAGACCGGCGCGATCTCCACCATTACCGAAGCTGAATATACCGCGCTGGGCTGGCGTCTTAACGTGACGCAGGCGCAAGTGTGATGGCGGACCAGTCGGATGTCGAGACGGCGCTGGCGGCGGCGGTAACCGCCGCGCTTTATCCGAATGGCGCGAACCAGGCTTCGGGCGTCGCTGGGGCGGAAACCTCCCGCATTTATCGCGGCTGGCCGGCTTCCGCCGCGCTCGACGCCGATCTTGCGGCCGGGATCGTCAATGTCACGATTTACCCGTCCCCGGCCCCGCCGCGCGAAACCACGCGCTATCCACCGACCTGGCAAGTGCCGACATTGATCACTCCAACGCTTACGGTGGCAATCAGCGGCGTATCTGTGACTTTTGGGGGCCAGCCGGCGAGCGGCCAGGTAGCGGGGGTCGCGGTGGATGGAGCGACATACAGCTACGCGGTGCAGGCGACGGATACCACGGCCTCCGTCGCCGCATCGCTCGCGGCGCCGGCCCGTGCGGCGGGGCGCATCGTGCAACTCAGCGGTGCGACGCTCGGCCTGCCTGGTGCTGGGCACATTCTTGCCCGCGTCGTGCAAAGCCAGAGTGCGATCCGGGAGACCCGGCGGCAGCGCCAGGAGTTCAAGGTCATCTGCTGGTGCCCGACGCCTATGCTGCGCGACCAGGTCGCCGGGGCGATCGATTCCGCACTGTCGGGACTTTACTTCCTGACACTTGCTGATGGCACCGGCGGCAGATTGACGCTCGGGGGTGGTGCTACCAGCGACCAGGCCGAGACCGCGCGGATGTATCGCCGGGATCTCGTCTACCTCGTGGACTATCCGACAACCGAAGCAAGCATATTGCCCAGCATGCTGTTCGGCACTGGAACGCTCGGTTCCACCGCTGGGGCCATCGCGCCGCTGCTCGGCTGACAGATCAGGAGATCGCATTATGAAGCTTGTGGTGGTGAAGCCTTTCGCGGGCCTCGCCCGAGGAGACGTGATCACGGATAAGGACCGGATCGACGCCATCCTCAAGGGTGAGAACGCCCTGCATGTCGTCCGGGTCACGACACAAGGCGGCGCGGCCGGCGGGGGGAAATAGACCATGCCCATTGTCCAGCAGGGCACGATCAACACCACCGCGCTGGTGGTGCCCGATCTCTATGTGCAGATCGTCGCGCCGCAGACGCTTCTGCTCAATGGCGTGCCGACCGATGTGCTCGGCGTCATCGGCACGGCGAGCTGGGGACCTGTCGGGTTGCCGGCGATCGTCGGCACCATGGCGCAATATGCGGCGGCCTTCGGTCCCGTGATGCCGCGCCTGTTCGACATGGGCACGCAGGTGGCGACGGCGGTGCAGCAGGGCGCGCAGAATTTTCGCTGCGTGCGGGTAACGGACGGCACCGATACCGCCGCGACCCTGACCATCCAGAGCGCATTGACGCTGACCGCGCTCTATACCGGCAGCCTTGGCAACAGCATCGTGACCGTGCTGTCCACCGGATCCCAGGCGGGAAGCTGGCGGCTGACGATCACGCTGCCTGGCGTGACACCGGAAGTCTACGACAACATCACCGGGACCGGCGCGGCGCTTTGGCAGGCGCTGGTCAATGCCGTGAACACGGGCACCGGTCCGCTGCGCGGCGCGTCCCAACTTGTGGCGGCCGCCTATGCGAGCGGCACCGCGGCGCCAATTGCTGGATTGTATCCCTTCACGGCCGGCACCGCCGGCAGCGACGGCGCGACGGGAGCGACCGCGGCGACGCTGATCGGCGTCGATACGCTGCCGCGCCTCGGCATGTATGCGCTGCGCGGACAGGGCTGTTCGGTGGCACTGCTCGCCGATGCGACCGACGCGACGCAATACACGACGCAAGCGGAGTTCGGACTCTCCGAGGGCATCTACATGATCCTCGCGGGCCCAGCGGGCGACACCATCGCCAACGCGGTCTCGACCAAGGCCGAGGCGGGGCTCGACAGCTATGCGACCAAGCTGATGTTTGGCGACTGGATCTACTGGAACGACCAGGTCAACCAACAGCTTCGATTGGTATCGCCGCAGGGCTTCGCGGCCGGGCGGCTCGCCAATCTTTCGCCCGAGCAGTCCAGCCTGAACAAGCAGCTCTATAGCATCGTCGGCAGCCAGAAGAGCGGCGCCGCGATCACTGGCCAAACCACGACCTATGCCACCGCCGATCTGCAAACACTATTTCAGGCCGGCATCGACGTGATCTGCAATCCGCAACCCGGCGGTAGTTACTGGGGCGTGCGCTGCGGGCATAATTCCTCGTCGAACCCAGCGATCAATGGCGACAACTATACGCGGCTGACCAATTACATCGCGGCCACGCTCAGCGCCGGCATGGGGATCTATGTCGGCGCGCTGATAAACGCGACGCTTTTTCAGAATATCCGTGCGACGCTGCTGGCTTTCCTGCAGGCTATGCTGACGCAAGGTCAGCTCGGCAGCACGGATGGGAGCCTGCCCTTCTCCGTCATCTGCGACACCACCAATAATCCCGATACGCGCACGGCACTCGGCTATGTCCAGGCCGACGTGCAGATCCAGTATCAAGGGATTAACGAGAAGTTCATCGTCAACGTCGAGGGCGGGCAGACGGTGCAGATCAGCCGCCAGACGCTGCCTGGCAGCCAGAGCTGAAGGAAAGCCACTCATGCCCCTCAACACCTTCACGATTGGCAGCAATTGCCAGGTCGTGGTTCTCGGGCCGTTCGGCCGCGTCGATCTCGAACACGTCACCGGCTTCGAGAGCCGGCAGCTTACCGCTTCGGTGCGCGTCGATCGGATGGACGGCACGATGCTGGGCGCCGAATTGCCGAAAGGCTGGGATGGAAGCTTCGATATTGAGCGCGGGTCATCGGCGGCGGACGACCTGCTGGCGCAGATCGAAAGCACTTTCCTATCGGGCGGCACTGTCGCATCCGGCACGCTTTACCAATATGTCGATGAAACCGATGGTTCGACCTCGACCTATCAGTTCAACGGCGTGGTGTTTAAGTTGACCTCCGCCGGCGCTTACAAGGGCGATGCCAGCGTCAAGCAGAAGCTGGAGTTTTACGCCACCAGCCGCACGCGCGTTTCATGACCAGCCCCTCGCAAGCCATCCTGCGCGCGGCCTCCACCGAGATCGAGGTCGTGGACGCGGCCGGGCGGCAGATCTTGGTGAGAAACCTCAACGCGCTCGACAAGCTGCGGATGTTCAAGGCGGTGGGCGCGGAATTGGCGCAGAACACGCCGTATCTCGGCATGGCGATGCTCGCCTGGTCAGTCACGGCGATCGACAGCGTGCCGGTGCCGTCGCCTACCAGCGAAGCGCAGATTGAAGCGCTGGTCTCGCGGCTTGGTGATGACGGGCTGGATGCCGTAGCGCGCATCTTCGAGACGCCGCCCTCACCCGATGAGCTGAGGCAAGACGCGGGAAACTGAGCCGGCATCCCGATCTGGTGGATTGCCTGTTCCTGCTGCGGAACGGGGTGCCCTTCGACGTCGCTTTCCTACTGCCCCCCACCGAGCGCCTGGCCTTCATCGTGGCACTGGGCGAACTCGATGGCCGTGTCTTCGACTGGCGCGACCTTACCTGGACGGAGTGACAATTGTCCCGCGACGATAAGGCGATGAGCGAGACCGAGGAGACCGGCGTTACGCTCGTGTTGGACCACGGGCTATCCGTGGCGATCAAGCGGGCGGAACGTGAGATTTCACGTCTCGCGCGAGGCGCGGAAAGCGGTGCGGGGCGGATGGCGGCGCTGGCCCGCGCGCATGGCATCGCGGCGCCGGCGCGGGTAACAACGCCTCAGCATGCCGAGCGGCCGAAACATCCGGCGATCGCTTCCGCGTCAGGCGAGCGCAAGCCGCAGTCACGCTCGCGGATACGGGAGGCCGGGGCCGAGCGTCGGTCAGCGACGACAGCGACTTCACCGAGACCGATGCCGCGCATTCAGGTATCGCGTGCGACAGTTGCGCGGGTTGCGAGGCGGGCATCGCCACGCGATGCGGCGCGAGAAGCTTCGATCGTCGCACCACGCGCCGTGACGTCCGAGCCCTCATCCGCGCGGGCAACCGGCCCGGCTGTGGTCACCGGTGACTCTCCACCGCCACGACGTCCGGTGCGGATCACTGTCGATGCGATGGCGTCGCGGCCTAGGGCGGCCAAGCAAGAGGCCGCCACGGCCGCACCAAGCCGCGCGACACCGGCGGCGCCCCCTTCCCCGCCAGCCGCCGCCACTAAGGGGGCGTCTGCTCCGTCGCAGGCATCGCCGCCGCGCGGCGTGCCGTCACGGCCTGTCGTAACCGCTGTGTCGCGGCAATCGTCATCTGTGGTCCCGACACCCTCAGCAAGCGCGCCAAAGCCACGGGTACGGACACCGGCGGCAAGCGCCCACGTCGTCGCATCCGCCGCACCGGCGGCGCCCCGCGAAGCGCTACGGCGGCCCGGATCACCACCAAGTCCCGCTGCCCCAGGCGCGGCGGCGCGCCCCATCCTGGCCCCGCCGCAAGCCGCGATGGCTCCCCCTGCGCGGACCGACCAGCAAGGCGGTCAGGGGTCTATGCAGGGTGACGTCTATCTCGACGGCACGCGGGTCGGCCGTTGGATGTCCGGCCTCATGGCGCGAGAGGCGGCGCGGCCACCCATCGGGGGACGCAGCTTTAACCCTCGCGACAGCCCGGCTCGGCCCGGCATGGGGCTTTGAGAAAACGTTGTTCCCGTCTGCGCCGGCCCTCACCTCCACCCGGCCACCCATCAGCATGCCACCCATCAGCATACTGTCGTGGGTGGCCGGGTGGGGGTGAGGGCCGGTGCAGGCGTGAGAGATCGATAGGAGTGAGCCTGTGACAACGACACGCATCACGCTCGGCGGCATCGTCTTCGAGGCTTTTGAGGTGCCTGAGCAGATCGAGTTCGGCGGCAGGCAGCGGATGGCGATCCATGATCTGCCGGGCGGCGGCAGGGTAATCGACGTTCTGGGCCCGATAGACTCCGACCTCGTCTTCTCCGGCATCTTTTCCGGTTCCGGGGCTGGCACACGGGCGCGGTCACTCGACGCCATGCGAGCGGCCGGGCAACCGCAGCCTCTGAGCTGGGAAGGCAACAGCTACGTCGTGATCCTCGCTGATGCCGTCTTCAGCTATGCGAAGCCCTGGTGGATTCCGTACCAGCTGCGTTGCGTCGTCCAGACCAACTTCCGCACCGCTGCGGCAGGTACGAGCGTCATCGGCGACCTCGCGACCGCGGCAGCGGTGATCGGCGGCACCGTGCTGCTCGCGGGCGCGGAGCAAGCTGTCTCCAGCCCCACCGCGCTTACCTTTGGCACAGCGGGCTATAGCACGGCGCTTGCCGCGTTATCGGCGGCTGGCGATGGCGTCAGCGGGGCGATGACGACAGCCGGCGCCACGCTTGAGGGCGTCGATCTCACTTTGGGCAGTGACGGCACGGGCGCCACGGTAACGGCTTCACAGGCGACGGCGGGTTCGCTCGCGGCACTTGCCTGGGGAGGCGCCTATCTCGGCCGAAGCTTCAACTCACTCACCAACCTGGGAAGCTGACCAATGCCGCAAATTACTGTCGCGGGCGGCGATCTCTTCCACATCGCCGCCGCAGTGCTGCAGGACGCGACGCAGTGGATCCGCATCGCGCAACTCAATGGACTATCCGATCCGGTTTTGCAGGGTGTGACTGTGCTGCAACTCCCCGCCCTTGATCCGGCAGCGGGAGGCGGCATTGCCGCTCAGTGATGCGCGCGATGTGCTCCTGCGGGTGCTGCTCGACGGGGTTCCGGTCTATGGGGCCCTTGAGGCCGAGGTTAGCACCACCGGGCGGCGCGCCGCGGGCTGGTTTCACGTACGGCTGGCGCTGGGTGCGGATGCTGGCCTCACCGCCGCCGTGCTCAGCGGGATCGGCGACGCGACTGTCGAGGTGCAAATCGGTCTCGGACCCGCCGGCAGCGGCGGCGCCTGGACCAGTCTCATTACCGGACCGCTTGACCAAATCACGCTCGATCCGATTCAGGGAACCGCGCAACTCACAGGGCGGGATTTCAGCGCACTCTTCATCGACAGCCTCACCGCCGAAACCTTCGCTAACCGGACATCGAGCGAAATCGTCGCGACTCTGGCGGTGCGACGCGGTCTGCAAGCGCAGGTGACGCCAACACAGACGCCCGTCGGACGCTACTACCAGCTCGGCCACGACACATCCTCGCTCCACCAATCGAGCGCGGTGGTCACGGAGTGGGACCTGTTGCAGCGCCTGGCGCTGGCGGAGGGGTTCGAACTGATGGTGACCGGCACCACGCTGGTGTTTAGCCCTCCTGTCGCGTCGCTTGTTCCGATTGTGTGGCAGGCATCGCCGGGAAACTCGGACCTCCTGGATTTACAACTCGAACGCAGTCTCTCTCTGGCACGCGACATTGCGGTGACGGTGCAAAGCTGGAACGCGAAACAGGCGCGCATGATTACGCAGACGGTTCGTGCCTCCGCGAGTGGCGCGACATCGAGCAGCGCCACGCCGGGGTTGCACACGACCAATTATGTTCTCGTGCGTCCGAATATGACACCGGATCAGGCGCAGGCTTTGGCGGTGCAAACTCTCGCGGATCTCAGCCGGCACGAGCGCGTGGCACTGGCGACTATGCCGGGCGAACTCGTGCTCGCGCCCGGTAGCAGCGTGCTGCTCACCGGAACGGGGACCGCCTTCGACCAGCTCTATGTCGTGGACGAGATTCAGCGCCGCGTCTCCGCGCGTGACGGCTTCACGCAGACGGTGCGGGCGGTCAATGCGCCGGCCATGACGATCGGGAGTGCGGCGGCATGATGGAGGGGCTGTTCAATGCCATCCGCGCGCAAGGCGCATTGCAGGACGGCCGCATCGGCCAGGCGCGCTGTGGCCTCGTCCAGAGTGTCGATCCGACGACTTATTGCGCAAAGGTCTCGCTGCAGCCCGAAGGTGTGCTGACGGGGTGGCTGCCTGTCGCTTCGGCCTGGACCGGTTCCGGCTGGGGGCTTGTGGCGCCGCCCGTTCCCGGTCAGCAGGTGCTTGTTCTCGCGCAGGAGGGTCAGGCCGAGCATGGCGTGATTGTCGGCGGGCTCTTCTCCACCGCCGCCACGCCGCCGCAGGCGCCGTCTGGCGAATTCTGGCTGGTACATCAGGCGGGTGCCTTCCTCAAGCTCCACAATGACGGCACGGTGGAAGGCAATGCGACGCGCTGGAACATCACCGGTGCCGTGGATATCACGGGAGCCGTGACGATCACCGGCGCCGTCTCCATTATCGGCGATGTGCAGGTGACCGGCGATATCGTGGCAAGCGGCGAGATCTCGGACGAAGGGCAGGCGCATGGTTCGCTTGGCCAGCTCCGCATTATCTACGACGCGCATATCCATCCCAATGTGCAGGCCGGTCCGGACCATACCGGTCCCGCTACGCCGCAGGCTTGAGCGATGTCCGGTTCGAATCAGGATCTCGATCACGATTTCGGCGGCGATCTGGCGCTCGGTCCCACGGGCGACCTCGCGACGGTCACTGGCACAGTGCTTGGCCAGCAACGCGTGCTCCGCCGGCTGCTCACGAATGCCGGCGACTATATCTGGCATCTTGCTTATGGGGCCGGTCTTCCGGCGGTCATCGGCACTCCTGTCGATGCCGTGACGATCGAGGGCATGGTGCGCGGTCAGATCTTCCTTGAGGCGGCCGTGGCACGCAGCCCTGCACCGACGGTCAGTGTGCAATCGGCCGGCAGCCTCGTCTCGCTCAGCATCACCTATGCGGATGCGGCCGAGGGGTCCACCCAGACGCTCGGCGTTTCGCTCGATCAATGAGGGCCGCATGCAACTTTCGCTGAAGGGTTTTTCGAGCCTGGTCGAAACCATGTCCGCCGCTGTTCAGGGGGCCGCGGCACAGTTACTCGACCTTTCCATTGGCTCCGTGCTGCGGGCGGTGCTTGAGGCCAATGCGGCAATCGCACTCTGGATGCAGTGGCTCATTCTGCAGGCGCTTCAGGCGACGCGGCTCGCCACCAGCACCGGCGCGGATGTCGATAGCTTCGGCGCCGATTTCGGCATGACGCGGCTTGCCGCGACCACCGCAGGGGGGAACGCCATTTTCGCGCGTTTCACGCCCACGATTCCGGCCATCGTTCCGGTCGGCACGACGATCGCGACTTCCGACGGTACTGCCCGTTTTATCGTGACGGCGGATGCGACCAACGCGGCCTGGTCAGCGGCGCAAAACGGTTATGTTCTTGGCGCCGGCGTTAGCAGCGTGACGGTGCCGATCGCAGCGCTCGTGGCGGGCAGTGCGGGGAATGTCTTGGCCGGCACGATCAGCCTGATCGCGACAGCACTTCCCGGCATCGACAGCGTGACGAATTCGCTGGCGCTATCGGGCGGTCTCGATGCCGAGGGCGACATCGCGTTCCGTGCTCGCTTCCAGTTGTTCATCGATAGCCGCAGCCGGGCGACCGTGCAGGCGGTGAGTTACGCGGCGACCAGCGTGCAGCAGAACATAACCTGCGCGGTGATCGAAAACAGCGACGCGGCCGGTGACTTCGAGCCGGGCCATTTCGTGGTCTATGTGGACGACGGCACTGGCGCGCCCCCGGCCAGTCTCCTCACCGCCGTGCAGCAGGCGGTGGATGCGGTGCGGCCGGTGGGCTCGGTCTTCGCGGTCTTCGGACCCACGGTGCTCGACGCCGATCTCGGCATGACGCTGGTGCTCGCCACTGGGGCCGATAGCGCGACAATAATCGGGCGAGTATCCGGTGTGCTGACGGGGTTCATCAATACGCTGCCGGTGGGCGCTGGTCTTGCTTACACGCGGCTCGCGCAGCTGGTCTATGACGCGAACCCGGCGATTGCCAACGTCACCAGCCTGCTGGTGAACGGCGCCACCGCCGATCTTCCAGCGGCGCCCTCGACAGTCATCAAGCTCGGCACTTTGGCGATCGATTAGCGCGCTGCGTTCTGGCGGCGCCACCACCGTCATGCTCGGCGAAGGCCGAGCATCCACGCCTTCTTCACGCCGCGAGTAGGCATGGACCCTCGGCCTTCGCCGAGGACGACGGGTCGCTTCAGTCTCCGCAAATCACCGCACGCACTTAACAGGGACACGACATGGCACAGGGCGACAGCGCCGACATGCAGGCGCGGATTCGCGCTGCCTTGCCGGCCGGATGGTTCGCGGATGAAGCGCCCGTACTCGGCGGCCTGCTCAGCGGCCTGGCCTCAGCCTGGGCCTGGCTCTTTTCGCTGCTCGCCTTCGTGCGACAGCAGGACCGGCTGGCCACGGCGAGCTTCGGCTGGCTCGATCTTTTCGCCCGCGATTATGGCGGCGGCGCCTGGGCGCGGCAGATCGGCGAGACAGATGACGGCTTCCGCGCGCGGATTGGCCGCAATTTGCAGCGCCTGCGCGCCACCCGCGCGGCACTCGCGGCTGCCGTCACCGATCTCACCGGCCGCGTGCCCGTCATCTTCGAGCCGGCGCGGCCCACCGATACTGGCGTGCTGAACGGCCCCGGCCTCGCCTGGAATACGGCGGGTGGTTGGGGAACCCTGACGCTGCCGTTCCAATGCTTCGTGACGGCGTTCCGTCCGGCGGGTGGCGGCATCGCCAATTCCGCCGGCTATGGCGGCGACGGTATCGCCGACGCGCTCGGCGGCTGGGGTGTCGGCGCGCTGCAATGGGGCAGCACGGCTCTCATCGCCGGCGCCGTAACGGACGCCGATATCCTGGCCGCCGTCGCCGATGCGATGCCGGTCGCAACGATCGCCTGGACCCGCATTTCCAACTGAGGACCATTCATGGACCGGCAAATCGTCTATCCAGGCGCCATCCCGCTCGACACCGATTTCCTCCTCACCAATCGGAACACGCTGGTGGCGATTGGCGCGCTGACCCGCGCGACGCTCGGCACGAATACTGTCGCCGACGGCCTTGCCTGCACGCCGACCTCACCGGCCTCGCTTTCCGTGGTGGTGGCACCCGGATCAATCACCGCGCTCGGGCCGCTTGATACGACCGACTACGGCTCGCTGCTGGCCGATACCGTGAGCCAGATCGTGAAGACGGGCATCACCCTCGCATCGACGACCTTCGCGCTGACGCCGCCGGCGACGCCGGGCCAGAGCATCGACTACGTTATCGAGGCCGCCTTCTTGGAATCCGACGCCACGCCGGTGGTGCTGCCCTATCTCAATGCGGCCAATCCGGCGCAGGCCTATTCGGGTCCTGGCAATTCCGGCGTCGCGCAAAACACGCAGCGCATCGATCGCGTGCAGTTGCAGCTCAAGGCAGGTGCCGCAGCAGGCACCGGCACGCAAATCCCGCCCGCCGTGGATACCGGCTGGGTTGGACTCTACATCGTCACCGTTGATAACGGGCAGACGAGCGTGGTGGCCGGCGACATTGTGCCGCATCCCGCCTGTCCACTGCTGATCTTCAAATTGCCGCAGCTCACGCCTGGCTTCTCGCGGCGCGTCGTCTTCAACAGCAGCGGCAGCTTCACGGTACCGGTAGGTGTCCAGACGGTGCGCGCCACCGTGGTCGGCGCGGGCGGCGGGGGCGGCGGCACTGATGGCACATACGCGGCGGCCGGCGGCGGCGCGGGCGGCTTCGCCTCCGGCACATTCGCCGCGACGCCCAGCACAGCCATCGCGATCACCGTCGGCGCGGGAGGCATCGGCGGTGCCGCCGGCGTCAACGCAGGTGCAGGCGGAACATCGAGCTTCGGCAGCCTTTGCAGCGCCACCGGCGGCGCTGGCGGCGTGTTTCAGAGTGCTGCATCCACACCGGGCGGAAGCGGCGGTAACGGTAGTGGCGGTGAACTCGTCGGCCGTGGCGGGTTCGGGACGGATGGCCAGAACAACAGCTTCTCCATCGGGGGCCACGGCGGCACCAGCCTGATGGGCGGCGGCGGCCGAGCTTCCACCGCCGGCAGCACAGCCCTCAACGGGCAGGCTCCAGGCTCCGGCGCGGGGGGCACCTACAATTCCAGCGGCGCTGGCGGCCAGGGCGCGGACGGCCTCGTCATCGTCGAATATTGAAGGAAGCCGTCATGTCCTCATCGGTCACCCATAGCTGGACGCCGAGTGCGGCGCGGATCCTCGCCATCACCGGCTTCTGGCCGAGACCGCGCGGCGCCCCGCTTGGCGCGATGGCGCTTCCGGCTGGCGCCACTCCTGCGCTTCCCGCCTGGCCACCCAAGGATCCCGCCGATGTGCTCGACTATGTCTACGACATCGCCCCGGCGCTGTTCGGCGACGAAGGCGACAGCATCTTCCAGCTCAGCGTGACGATCGCGCCGACTGGAACCGGCGCGCTCACGCTCGCCACGAGTTCCGCCAATGGTCAGCGCGCGATCCTGTGGCTCGGCGCTGGGCAGAGCGGCACGACTTACAGCGTGACGCTCGCCATCGCGACCGTCGGCGGCCGCAGTTTCCAGCGCACCGTGCTGCTGCCGGTGATTTCGCTCTCAAGCGAAGCCGCTCCGGGCAGCGTGTTGCTGACCGATGACGGCCTGCCGATTTTGGATGACAACGGCGATCCCATCGTCGTGGAGGGCTGACCGCAGATGCCCACAATCGACCAACTTCAGGCGGCGACCGCTTCCGCGGATACCGACGAGTTGCTGACATCGCAGGGCGGCGTCTCGGTCAAGGTGACCCGGTCGCAGTTGCTCGCCGGGCTACAGCCTTCGATAGCCGTGCCTCCCGGCGCGCTGCTCGGCAATAGCGGCTCCACGGTCGACGGTCCGCAGTCGATCATGGTTGGGAGTAATCTCACACTCACGAATGGCACATTGTCCGGCACTGCTTTCTCGATCGCCGCCTTGCCGTCAGGGCGGAGCCCGGTCGCCGCCGATCTAGTCTCGCTGTCCCAGGGCGGCACGGCGGCCGCCATCTCTTACGGGACCTTCCTCAACGGCATCGCGAGCCTCCCCAACCTTGCCGTGGAACCGACCGCCGCCAGCGTGACGCGCACACTTCCTGCGATCTTCGGTGACAGCCTCACGATCGAGGATTTCGGCGCGGCCGGTGACGGCGTGACGGATGACACGGCGGCATTCCTGGCCGCCGCCGCCGCCGGGGCGCCAATCAGGCTCGGCCCCAAGACCTATGCCATTCGCGGCCCCACCACACTCGCCGGCAGCGCCGTGACGCTTATCGGCGTCGCGGGCAAGACCACGCTGCACCGGCTTTCCCAAAGCAGCGGCAGCGTCTGGATCACCGTCGCCGCCACGCTCTTTGCCAGCGAGGGAGTGACCTTCGACGCCAATAGCGCGATCACCAGCTCGACGATCGGCGTGAACGTAAGCGCGAGCTGCCTGCGCGCGGTGTTTCAGGGCTGCGGCTTCACCAACACGGTCTCCGGCACGGGGTTGCAGTTCAGCACCTCCGACCCCGCTTTGACGCGGCATAGCGTTACGGCATGCGAGGCTTTCGGCAACGTTCGAGGTATCAGCTGCACGGCCGCCGATGGGGTGATCGTGAGCGGCTGCCATCTGCATGACAATTCCAGCGGCGGCATCACGGTCGATAACATCGACAGCACGCATACGATCAAGACTCGGACGACGCAGATCCTCGGCAATCAATGCTGGAACAACCTCGTCGGTATTCAGGTCGGCGATTATAGTCTCTCAAACGTTGTGCCAACCACCGCGACGAATACAAACCCTGATGTCGTGCAATGCCTGATCGCCAGCAATACCTGCCACGACAACAGCGAGTATGGCATCGCCGCACAGGGCTATAACATCCTCGTCCAAGGCAATCTGCTCTACAACAATGGCGGAACGAACCTCGGCAATGGCGGCATTCTCGCCAATGTCTCGAACAGCGCTGTGCGGGACAATCTGATCAGCCAGCATCTCGGCTACGCGATCGATGCCGGGGCGTCGATCTTCACCGATATCGGCGACAACTTCGTGACGACAGCACGGATCGGGATCAATGCGGGCGGCAGCCAGGGCGTGCGGGTAGCCGGCAACTACATCGAGAATTGCTCGGGCACCGGGATCACGATCTTCCACACCGAGACGGATGCCAACGGCAATACGATCGGCGTCGCGACCACCAATGTGGTGATCGCTGAGAACCATATCGACATTCCAACCGGCGCCTCCGGCATCATCCTGCAGGACGGGCCGCAACTTGTCTCGGTGCTACGCAATACAGTCGTGACGGTGGCTGGCGCCGATGTCAGCCTCTGCCTCTTGCCCTTTACCGACAGCGTGACGATCGCGGGCAATCTGCTGAATGGCAGCCCTACGCTGCATCTTTTCGACCCATTCGCTCCGAGTTCTGGGCCTTTCAGCGGCTTCACCACGCTCGCCTATCCCGATGTCCTGGACTCCGTTTCGATCGCCGCGACCTCCGCCGCCGTGCAGTCGATCTGCGCGCTCTCAGCGCTGAACTATGCCCAATTCGTTACCTTCACCAAGGTTACGAACGGCGGCTCCGGCTATACCAGCGCGCCGGCGGTTACCTTTACGGGCGGCGGAGGCACAGGCGCCACCGCCGCCGCCGTGGTCAGCGGCGGTGCGCTGATCGGCTTCCGCATGGGTTCCCTCGGCTCAGACTACACCAGCGCGCCGACCGTATTGCTCTCCGGTGGCGGCGGGTCAGGAGGCACGGCCACCGCCTTCATCGGCGTGCCGGTGCCGCCTAGCCGCAACCTGCGGGTGTACTGCGGCGTCGCCGTGAGCTGGGCGGTTTCTGGCAGCAAGCCGAGCCAGACCACGGCCTCCGGCATCGCGATTACGACTGCGGCGAATAGCGACATCGACTGGGTCGGCCGCAGCGGCGGCTGGTATGCGGCGCGCCATCAGCAGACGGATTACGTCGCCCCTTCCGCCAATGGCAGCGTAACCTTCGCCTCGATCTCCGGCGATCTGCGGCTGCAGCCGGGCGGGCCTGGTGCGGTTCGCTGGGTGAACGCCGCGCAGGCGACCGGGTGCACGACAACGGTCGGCGCGGGCACGCCCAATGGCGCGGTGAGCGCGCCGCCGGGATCGGACTATCGCAATCTGACAGGCGCTGCCGGCAGCGTGTTCTGGATCAAACAAAGTGGCACCGGCAGCAGCGGCTGGCTCGCGGTCGCCTGACGCAAGCACGGAGAAACCCGATGCCGACCCTTTCCTCGCTGCCGCTCGCCACCGCGACGGCACCAACCGACCTGCTGCTGGTCGAACAATCCGGCGGCACCAATGCGGTGACCGTCGATACCCTGCTGACCGGAACGCAGCCCGCCATCATGGCGCCGAGCGGAACCTTGCTTGGGCGGATATCGCTCGGCGCCGGCGGACCGGAAACGATCAGCGTCGGCACCGGCCTGCAACTCGCCGCCGGAACGCTTTCGGCCACCGGTGCGACCGGCACTTTGGCCGCACCGAGTTCGGCGAATACCGTCACCACGCTGGCGGATACGGATTACGTCGCTGCTTCCCAGGTCGGCGCCGAGGTCTGGATCACTCGCGCGAATATGCTCGACGGCGAGACTGTGGCAACTCTCGCCGCCGCCGCTGCCGCGTCCGACACCGATGCCTTGGCGGTGGATCAAGGCGGCCCGGCGCTGGTTCGTCAGAGCTTTTCTGCAGTCTGGTCCTACGTCTCTGCCAAACTGCCCAGCGTGATTCGGCGCGTGGTCGAGCTGACGGCGACGACGGTGCTGGATGCCAGCACGCATAATGATGCGATCCTTGTCTGCAGCCAGCCGCTCACGCTCTTCGCGAATTTCGTCAACATGGGCTCGGGCTTCACCTGCGACGTGCTCAACCTCTCGTCCGGCAACGTGACGATGGGCAGCGGCATCACCGTCGGCAACGGCAACACCGCGCTGCCGCCGCAGGCTTCGGCGCAGCTTCAGGCCGTCGCGTATTCCGGCGGCGACATTGTTTTCTGGCCTGGGCCCGCGACATCCGGCGGCGGCACAACCCCGGTTACGGCGGCGGTGACGATCGCCGCGCCGGGCAGCGCGACCGTCGGCACCGCGCTCAGCCTGACCGGCACCGTGGCGCCTTCGGGCGATGCCGTCGGCGTCGCACTTTCGACCTCAGGCACCACCGCGCCGACCAGCCTCACCGGCGCCACGGTCTCTGGCGGCGGCTGGAGTGCGAGCGTCACCCCGAGCGCCGCCGGCACCTACTTCGCCTGGGCAATGGACGCGGCGGCCGGGACGCATGCGGTGAGCGGCGCCATCGCTGTCGCGGCGGCGGGTCCGACAGTGACCGTGAGTTTTGTGACCGCGCCCTCCGGCAGTTACACCGAGGGCCAGGGCAGCGTCGGGGTGAATGCGACGCTGGATCCGGGCACGGCGGCGAGCGGCGTGAACTTCGGCATTTCGTCGAGCGCCACGGCGGCGCCGACAAGCTGGGGCGCCGCGACGCTTATCAATACGCAAAGCAACGGCGACACCTTCTGGGGCGCTTTCCTCACGATGCCCGGCGCCGCAGGCACGTATTTCGCCTGGGCGGAGACCGCCGACGGGGCGGCGCATACCGTATCGGCGGCCTTCACCGTCTCCTGACTCTTCTCAGCCGGCGCCCCGCGCGGCGCCTCCCGGACGGAACCTCATGATCAGCCAACAAGGCGCCCTCAACACGACCGCCCTGGTCGTGCCGGACCTCTATGTCCAAATCGTTTCGCCCGCCGTGCTGCTCAACGGCGTGCCGAGCAATGTGCTTGGCGTCGTCGGTTCCGCGGCCTGGGGGCCGGTGAACCAGGCGGTGACGCTGGGCACCATGGCGGATTATGCGACCGCCTTTGGGGCGGTGATGAACCGGACGTTTGACATGGGAACGCATGTCGCCATTGCCGTGCAGCAGGGTGCCGCCGCCTTTCGCTGCGTGCGCGTCACGGATGGCAGCGAAACCGCCGCCACCGTCTCCAACAGCTCGATCGCATTCACGGCGCTGTATCCGGGTAGTCTGGGGAGCTTGATCACGGTCACGCTCACGGCTGGCGCAAAAGCCGGAAGCTGGGCCGCGAATGTCGCGCTTCCGGGAGTGGGCCTCGAACGCTTCGACAATGTCGTCGGGACAGGCGCGGCTTTCTGGGCCGCTTTGGCCCTCGCTATCAATACCGGCAACGGCCAGTTACGCGGCGCCTCGCTGCTCGTCGTCGCGACGCCGATAGGCGGCACGGCGGCGCCGGGTGCCACGCAGTATGCGCTGAGCGGCGGCAGCGACGGGGCGGCGGCGCTGACCGCCGGCGATCTGCTCGGACAAGACACGGCGGCCCGCAGCGGTATGTACGCACTCCGCAATCAAGGCTGCGCGCTGCTCGACCTCTGCGACTGCGACGATCCCACGCAATGGACGACGGTGGACGGCTTCGCGGCGGCCGAGGGCATGTACGCCATCCTAACGGGTCCGCCGGGCGACACGATCGGCGGCGCGGTGGCAACCAAGCAAGCCGCTGGCCTCGACAGCACCGCGACGAAGCTTCTGTTTGGCGACTGGCTGTATTGGTGGGATGCGGTCAATGGCACGGAGCGCCTCGTTTCCCCGCAGGCTTTCGCGGCCGGGCGCCTCGCCAATCTTTCGCCTGAGCAGTCGGGGCTCAACAAGCCGCTCTATGCGATCGGCGGCAGCCAGAAAGTCGGGCCGCCGCAGAGCGGTTTGAGCAACTGCTACAGCGCCGCCGAACTGCAGGCGATTTTCGCCGCGGGCATCGACCTCATCACCAATCCCGGCGCCGGCGGCCAGGCGATCTGGACCTTGCGGCTAGGGCACAACAGCTCGTCGAACGCCGCGGTCAACGGCGACAACTACACGCGGCTGACCAACTACATCGCCGCGACGCTGGAGGCCGGTATGGGCCTCTATGTCGGTCTCGTCATCAATGCCGCGCTACTGCGCAATATCCGCAGCACGCTGATGGCGTTTCTCTCGGCGCTGCAAAGCCAGGGGATGATCGGCACCACGGATGGTTCCACGGCCTTCGCGGTGATCTGCGACACCATCAACAATCCGCCGACCCGGCTGGCGCTCGGCTACGTCCAGGCCGATGCGCAGATCCGCTACCAGGGGATCAACGAGAAGTTCCTCGTCAATCTCGACGGCGGTGTGGGCGTTTTGGTGACGAGCACCAATACGGCGTCGTCCAGCGGCGGTGGCAGCGGTAGCGGCCCGGGCGGCGGCGGTACCGGCGGCACCGCGTCGGTGACCGTGAGCGCGCCGGGATCCGCAACGGCTGGCACCGCGCTTGCGCTTTCGGGCACCGTCTCGCCCAGCGGTTCCTCCGTGAGCGTCGCGCTGTCGGGTTCCGGCACTGTCCTGCCGAGCAGCGGCTTCGTCGCGGCGACCGTTTCCTCGGGAACCTGGTCCGCGCACGTCACCCCTGCCGCCGCCGGCACGGTCTTTGCCTGGGCGAAGACCTCGACCACCGGCATCACCGGCGTTTCCGCCGCCATCACGGTCGCGGCAGCCTCGGGCGGCGGCACCGCATCCGTCACCGTGACCGCGCCAGGTTCCGGCACGGCAGGCACCGCCCTCGCGCTTTCGGGCACCGTTGCCCCGAGCGGTTCCTCCGTCAGCGTCGCGCTGTCGGGTTCCGGCACCGTCCCGCCGACCAGCGGCTTCGTGGCGGCAACCGTTTCCGGAGGAACCTGGTCGGCGAGCGTCACGCCCTCCGCCGCGGGCACGCTCTTTGCCTGGGCGGATACCTCGACCACCGGCGTCACCGGCGTTTCGGCCGCCATCACCGTCTCGGCAGCCCCCAGTAGTGCGACGCTCACCTGGAACCTCGTGCCGGCCGGCCCCTATACGGCTGGTCAAGGCGGCATCGGCGCCAATGCCCTGCTGCATCCCGGCACGGCGGCGACCGGCGTGCAGTTCGGCTGGTCGAGCAGCGCCTCCGTCGCGCCCACGGTCTGGGCGACCGGCACGCTGGCCGCCACCGAGGGCAATGGCGACACGCTCTGGGCCGCCTTCATCAACGCGCCCGCGACGGCTGGCACCTATTTCGCCTGGGTCGAAAGCGTGGACGGCGCGGAGAAAGCCGTGACGGCCGCCGTAACCGTCACCTGAGCGGCCACATTTTCACTTCCTCCTAGATCAAAGCACGAACGTCTCGCAGCTAAGCGGCGGTGAACCGCCTCGCGCGGTGCATTGCGTCCTACGAAAAGGTCCATTGAGATGCTGTTTGCGGCAAACGGCCGACCGCTCTTCGCGGCCACGGGGCGACCGCTGCTGGTAACCGCCGCGACCACGGGCAGTTCGAGTAGCTCCTCGGGGAGCGGCGCGTTCTCCGGCCCTTTTCCCAGCGACATCCTTGGCCTGTCCGGCTGGTGGGACGCCGGAGCCTTGGACGGCATGGCCGACGCGCAGGGAGACGCGCTCACCGCCTGGGGCAGCACCGCCGGCAGCCTGCCCGACAAGTCGGGCGGTGCGGCGATGCTGCCTTATCACTGGTTCACCGGCAGCGGCTCGCCGGCCGCCCTAATCGCCACGCCGCGCCTCAACGGTTTGCTGGGAGGCGTCGGCGCCCCAGTCTCCCCGGCGAGCTACGCACCGACGCTCGACCCCGACACCGGCCTCCAGCTCACCAACCTCGCCACCGGACCGAATCTCGCCTGGACCCGGATGATCGTCTGGAGCCGCCCGAACCGGCGGCAGGGCACGCTGCAGGTCAATGCCAACCCCGTGGCTTTGCTCCGCAGCAATGGCGTGACGCTCGTGTCGCTATCCTCGACAGGCGCGACGCTCACTTTGTTTCCGGCCAGCGTGGCTCTGACACTGAGCACGGCGATGACCCGGCGGCACAGCCACGCGCTCGTCCTGCGCAACACGCCGGGCGTCGGCGTCGATGTTTGGCTCGATGGCACGCGCGTCGCGACGGCGATCGCCAATCCGCTGCCCAATGGCGCGGCGGGGCAATTCGTCTTCGGCCATGAGATGAACCTGCAAGGCGGCGCGCAGCTGTGGTTCCACGAAATGGCGGGCTGGGAGCGCGCGCTCTCCAGCGCCGACATCACCACGCTGATCGCCTGCGGCGGCCGCTGGACGCTCGGAACACGGCGCGGTTCCAGCCTGCTCGTCATGGGGCAAAGCAATGCGGGCTATTTCTGGCTATCGGGCGCCGCGCAAATCATGGCGAATGGCCTGAGCTGGTATCTCGGGACGCTCGCCGGAAACATCATCGTCGCGGCCTCGGGCAGCTTCATCAATCCGCCGCGCTACACTCAGATTTCCGGCCATCCGATCAGCAACTCCACGCAGCCGCTGTTTCCGCCGGGCGCTGGCAACGGCACCTTCCTCGTCAACCCCGGCGATGGCAGCGACCCCTCGACGTGGGCGCTGGGGCCGGACGGGCTGGCGGTGCAGGCGTATCTCTCCGGCGCCGCGATGGTGCCGACAGCCGAGGACATCGCCGACATCGCCGCCATCGTCTGGCCGTGGACGGAGCAGGATTCCACCGCGCCCTATACGCAGAAGGCGCTGTATACCGGCTCGGTCAAACAGCTCGCGGCGCTCACACGCGGCATGCTTGGGCGCAGCGCAGCACAACTCCCTCTGCTGATGTGGAACGCGATCCCCTATGAGACGGACACCGGCGTACAGATGGTGCGCGAGAGCGTGGCCGACATTGCAGCCGACAGCACGCAGAACCTCAGCGTCTTCGCCGCGCAAACGGCGGACAGCATCCCGCTCAACGCCACCTACGATGCCGTCAATGGCACATGGTCCGGCGGCGATCCGGAACATCGTGACGAGACCGATGAGATCGCCTTCGGCCATCGCGGCGCCCATGTCGCGGCACGCGCGGCGCTCGCCGCCAGCCTGGGCGATACTCTGACCGCAATCGCCTCCGGCATGCCGCTCGCCGGGCCGGGCATCGCCCATGCCTATCGCCAAAGCTCGACCGAAATCGTCGTGACGGTGGTGCATGACCAGGGCAGCGACATCAGGTTGCCGTTGCAGGCCGCGAATGGCGCGGGCTGGGCGGCAATGGATGGCGGCACAGTCGCCGCGCCGGGCACAATCATTGCCGCTATCGCAGCGGCACGCATCGATGCGACCCATCTTCTCGTCACGCTTGCCAGTACGATCACCAGCCCGAGCCCGGACGTGCAGCTTTTCTACCCTTGGGGCTCGACGCAGATCGGCCGCGGCGATGCCGTGACCGACAATTTCTCCAGCATCGGCTGGCCCGCCGGCTGGGACATGGGCGGCGATCTCGGCGCCGCCTGGACCACCGACTTTCCGCTGCAGGCCACGAGCTACGGCATTCCGCTGAGCGACAGCACGGGATGACGCCCCTCTTTCCCTCTATCGCGAAAGACACAGCCGTTCATGCGCGCCGATCTCCTGCACGTCATCGCCACCATCGCAAATCCCATTCGCTGGAAAAGCCGTGACCGGCTCTACGACAGCTTCGAGCAACATATGCTCGATAGCGGCGTTCGCCTCACCGTCGTCGAATGCGCCTATGGCGAGCGGCCCTTCCGCCTCGCGGGGCGGACGGGCGTCACGCATATCGGCGTGCGTGCGCGGACGCCGCTGTGGTGCAAGGAGCGTCTGATCAACCTGGCGCTCGCGCGGCTGCCGGACGATTGGAAATACGTCGCCTGGATCGACGCCGATATCCGCTTCCGCAAAGCCGAGTGGGCGGTCGAGACGGTCCATGCGTTGCAGCAATATGATGTCGTGCAGCCCTGGTCCGACTGCTACGATCTCGGGCCGAACGACGATCATCTGCAAGCCCATCGCAGCTTCTGCCGTCTTTGGCACGAAGGCCGGCCGATCATCCCGAGCGGCAGTGCCGGCTATCAGTTCGCCCATCCCGGCTATGCCTGGGCGGCGACCCGCCAGGCGCTCGACTGGACCGGCGGCCTGATCGACACCGCCATCCTCGGCGCCGGCGATCACCACATGGCGCTGGCGCTGATCAACCGCGTCACGGAGAGCGTGCCGAGCGGCATCTCCGCGAGCTATTTGCGCATGCTGCTGGCCTGGCAAACCCGCGCCCGCCACATCGCGGGCAATATCTCCTACGTGCCAGGCACCATCGACCATCTCTGGCACGGGCCAAAGGACAAGCGCGCCTATGTCGATCGTTGGGGCATCCTGACCACGAATGCCTACGATCCCGACCACGACATCAAGCGCAATGTCTGGGGCGTATGGGAACTCGCCGGCAACAAGCCCGCCCTGACGCGCGCGATCGACCGCTACCTGCGGAGCCGCGATGAGGACAGCAATAGCATGGGATGA